CAGAGCATCATCGCCGCCGTTCGCACTTACTTGAAAACCGGCTCTTTGCCACCGTTACCGGCAAAGAGCACTGAACTCGGCTAATTGATTACAAAATTTTCAATTTTCAATTTCCCAATTTTCAATTTCCCCTCCCCCAATCACCCCAAGGACCCAAGAAAATGACCCTCCTCAAACACTTCTACGGCCCCGCCACCGGTCCTCTCGGCTTTCCCGTCACCGACAAGCAGGCGTACGCTCTCGAAGCCATCTTGAAAGCGCTGCCCAAGGACGCGGCGTACGCTTATCGCAAGGCCGTCGTCGAGCGCGGGCCGACGGAGCTGTCGGCCGGCGAACGCTCCGACGTGTCCTGGATTTCGACCGAGGACCCAGACCGCACGGGCGACGTCGTCCTGGCCCGCGGCATGAACGACAGCCAGTTCCGCCAGAACCCGATTGTCACGTTGAACCACTGCTACCAGACGCCGCCCGTGGGCAAGTCGCTGTGGCGGAAGGTGGCCAAGGACGGCGACATGCGTGGCGTGAAGGCCAAGACGCATTATCCGACGCGCCCCGCCGACTGGGGGCACGACCGTGATTGGCCGGCCGACATCGCCCTGGCTCTCGTCCAGGCCGACCTGCTCCGCGGCAAGAGCATCGGCTTCCTGCCCACCAAGGTGCACATCCCCGATGAAAAGGAGATCGGGCAATACAACTGGCAGGGCGTCGGCCTGGTCATCGACGAGTGGATTCTGCTCGAGTACGCCTGCGTGTTCCTGCCCGCGCAGCAGAACGCCGTGGTCGAGGCGGTTTCCAAGTCGCTGCCGGCGATCCCCGAGGAGATGCAGAAGGCCCTGGGGATTAATATCCGCGCCCTGCTGCCCAAGCCGGCCGATCCGTTCCTGCCCGAAGTCGTGCCGTTTACCTGTCTTGGGGAGATGGAGAAAGCCGTGCAGCGGGCGCTGGGGGAGATTGATCCTGAAGGAATCGCGGCGCGGATTGTGCAGGAGCGGATCGATCTGATGCGGGGGCGGGTGTGAGAGCGGCGCCAAACGGAGTTTGGCGGAGGGTGTCGTTCCCAAACAGAGTTTGGGAACGAGAAGGAACTCTTCGCTTACGCTTCAGGCTCGTTTCCTCTGGTTCCCAAACTCCGGTTGGGAACCCGCGAAAACGGAGTTTGGCGGAGGGTGTCGTTCCCAAACAGAGTTTGGGAACGAGAAGGAACTCTTCGCTTACGCTTCAGGCTCGGAGTCTTATCCAACTACTCACCATTTTGCGCTGAGAGTCACTTGACGAATCGCACGATACTTTTGTATACTACTAACCAAGCCGTCAGGGCTGACTCCGGGAGAGATGGACGCCAAGCCATCAGCCGGGGGGCCTGGAGACGGACACCCGTCAGTATGAAGGTCAGAGATTCATCACTCCATACCTTCGTACCTTGTCCCATCCCACGATCTCCTTCCGAGGAACACCTCCGTGTTTGTGCAACTTCTCAAAGAATGGAAAGGCAAGCCTGCCGGTGAACGGATCGACATTCCCGACGAGTTTGCTCCCCTGCTGGTCGAACAGAAGATCGCCGTGTCTCTGACCGGCGACCCGGTCCACAGTGTTGTCACCAAGGCCATGGAAGAAGCCGCCGCCAAATGGGCGCAGAGCATGGACTCGGTGATCAACCTGACGTTGAAGAAACTGCAAGACGCCCAGTCGCAAGCGCGCCGTCACGCCGTGCCCGCCATCTTCGGCGAAGACGGCGAGGGCGACACGAAGAGGAACTTCGGCGACTGGCTGGTCAAGGTGGCCACGGCGACGATCGGCAAACCGAAACAAGCCGCCGAGGCGGCCGCTGCACTCGAAAAAGACTACGGCAGCCAGTTTAACCCCTGGCAGAAGGCCGCCATGTCCGAGCTGGGCGGCGCCACCGGCGGCTACATCGTGCCGCCCGACTTCTACGATCAGCTCCTGGCCGTCGTGGCCGAGGACAGCACCTTCCGCCAGCGCGCCTTCGTGCAGCCGATGGCCAGCGCCACCTTGCAGTTCCCCTACCTCGACATCACCACCGTGCAAACGGCGGGCGTGTCGCCGTTCTTCGGCGGCGTCCAGGCCTACTGGACCGAGGAAGCGCAGACCCGCACCGAGACCGAGCCGGCCTTCAAGATGATGGAGCTCAAGGCGCACGAACTCTCAGGCTACAGCGTCAGCTCGAACGTCCTCTTGCAGGACGCTGCCTTCGGCCTGGAAAAGTTCCTGATGACGCTGTTTGGCCGGGCGGTCGGCTGGTTCGAGGAGTATGCCTTCCTGCAGGGCAACGGCGTGGGCAAGCCCCTGGGCGTACTGAACGCGCCGGCGGCCATCGCCGGCGGCGGCAACGGCTCCGGCACCGCCCGCAACACGGCCGGGCACTTCTATTTCCAGGATATCTCCTGGTTCCAGTCCGCCTTGCTGCCGTCGTCCTACCAGCGGGCCGTCTGGTATGTCAGCCCGAGCGTCATCCAGGACATGCTGCAACTCAAGGATGGCAACAACCGGGCCATCTTCATCAGCATCGACCAGGGCATCACCAAGCCGCCCGTGTGGAAGCTGCTGGGCATGCCGGTGGTCATCACCGAAAAGCTGCCGGCTCTCGGCACCAAGGGGGACGTGATCCTCATCGATCCGTCCCTGTACGTGATCGGCGACCGGATGACCCTGGAGATCGCCGCCTCCGAGCACGTCAACTTCCTCAAGAACCAGATGACGTGGCGCTTCGTGCAGCGCGTTGACGGCCAACCGTGGATGGACAAGCCCGTTACGCTGCAAGACTCCAGCACCAAGGTCAGCCCGTTCCTCGTTCTGAACTAACTGTTCCCTGAGTGGCGGGTGGTGTTTCCCACGACTCGCCACGCTCCACCTTCCACCCGCAAAGGACCTCCCATGTATACCGAACAACTCACGCAGGCGCTCGCGCAGGTCGATCAGATCATGCCGAGCAACGCCGCGGCCGGCACCGTCAATTCGACCGGCATCGACATGTCCAAGAACCGCCGTGCTCTGTATGTGCTGGAGCTGGGCGCCATGACTGCTTCTTCTACCGTGAACGCCGTGCTGCAAAGCTGCTCGGCGAGCAGCTTCGCCTCTAACGTCCACAACATGACCGGCGGCACGGTCAACCTCACGACCTCGAACGCCAACCAGGTGGTGACGTTCGAGACCACCGACGAGGGGGTGCAAAACCAGAACGCGGGCGACCGCTATGTGCGGCTGCAGGTCATCGTCGGCACCGCGGCGGCCAACTACGCTGTGGTCGGCGTGGGCGGCGAAGCCAACCACAAGCCCGCCAGCCTGCAGAACAACACCACGACGGTGAGCCAGCAGCTGGTGGTGACGTAATTGTTTGAGGGGTCAGGGGCCAGGGGTCAGGGGTCAGCGGACCCCGACCCGGCCCCCTAACCCCACCTCCCTCGCCCCTGACCCCTGACCCCTGATTATGGACACTTCCATCTTTCTCGGTCTTCCTCACTACGGCGAGCTGGTGCCGGAGGCGATCATCTCGCTGATCCAGCCTACCAACCGGCATCGACTGAAGATCCAGACGAACTGCGCTTCGCTGCTGGCGCACAATTTCAATCGCCTGTGGTGTGCGGCCCTCAATCAGCGCCGGGAGCTGGGGCTGACCCACTTCGCCATGCACCACGCCGACGTGGCGGCCAATGCCGGCTGGCTCGATCTGCTGGTCGAGGAAATGGCGAGGGTGGGCGCCGACGTGCTGTCGTGCGTCATTCCGCTCAAGGACAACCGCGGCCTGACGAGTACCGCCCTGCAGGACCCGAAGACTCTCGCCATCCGCCGGCTGACCATGAAGGAGATCAAGCAGGAGCTGCCCGTGACGTTTAACGCCAGCCACTTTTCAGGCGTCAGTGAACCGATCTTGCTCGTCAACACGGGATTATGGATCTGCGATTTCACCAGGAGCTGGGTTGAGGAGTTTCCCGGCTTCACGATCCTCGATGGGATCGCCAGGCAAGCGGACGGCACGTTCAAGACGAGCGTCTTCAGCGAGGACTGGCACTTCTCGGAATGGTGTGCGAGGAAAGGCTTGCAAGTCTTCGCCACCAGCATCGTCCCCGTTACCCACTGGGGCCGAGCGCTGTTCCGTAACGACTCCCCCTGGGGCGAGTGGGACACCGATAAAGGAGACAGCTAACCATGGCCCAAACACCAACCGGCGCCATCCAGTACACGCACGTCAACAGCAACACCACGACCGTGGTGAAGTCCGGCCCGGGGCTGTTGCACTCGATCACGATCAACAGCAAGGGCGCCACCGGCAACACCGCCACGGTCTACGACAACACCTCGGGCAGCGGCACGGTGATCGCCGTCATCGACACGACCTCGCAGATTCAAACGCTGCTCTTTGACATCGGCTTTACGACCGGCCTCACCATCGTCACCGCCACCGGCACGGCCGCCGACATCACCGTCTCCTGGGCGTGAGCCGCGTAGGGTGGGCCGAGTCTGCGAGGCCCACCGAACGTTCGAAGG